GTATTTGAAGCAATATAATTAATAGTAGAACCCACTCCTGAACTGTCTCCAAAACGATTTAATGTTTGGCTTGTTGAAGAGGTTGAACAAGTCCGCTTCCGTCATTTTTTCCTACGTCTATTGTTGTAGAACCTGTCGAAGAATTATTTCCAATATATGAAGTTGTCTTCCCTGTTGAAGTATTTGAAGCAATATAATTAATAGTAGAACCCACTCCTGAACTGTCTCCAAAACGATTTAATGTTTGGCTTGTTGAAGAGGTTGAAGAGTTACTGCCTATATAGTTAGCAACAGTAGTAGCTGAAGAATTTGTCGCAATATAATTTGTAGGATTTAGATTTCCGCTGTTCGCCAGTATGTAGTTACTGCCTTTTGAACTAGATATTGTGCCTGTTGATACTTCGCCTATAGTAGCTGTTCCTGTTGTTATAAGATTACCTTTTATATTTACGGTAGTTGTAGGTGTTGAAGTGCCATTATCGTAGGTGCTTGTCGGATTTATAATCATAAAAGCGTTTGCGTCTGTTGCAGCACTATTTTTTAGACGTGTCAGACCCTTCAATGAAAGTGCTGTAGACCCTACAACAAATTTAGACAGCTTCATTTTTATACCATTGCCGGAACTGTAATGGAAATATTCTGCGCTATCGCTGTCAGAGTTTTCAAGAGCAATATCGTTTCCGATACGGAATTCAGGTGTAGTGCCGTCAAGTCCGCTCCAATAATTATTAGCGTCAATGCCCTTGTTCCCTGCAATCCTTGAAATGTATGCGTTCGTTGCGGCGAGGTCAAAGGCTGCAAGGCTTTCGGCCGTCACGGCTCCTGCAGCAAGTTTTTTCGCGGTGACTGCGTCGTCGGCGAGCTTTCCTTCCGTTACGGCGGTATTCACTATATCCGCCGCGCCGGTCGGGATTGCGGATACCGTTACGGTTGAAGCTGCTGTTCCTGCTCCCGATTCATTTTCAGAAGTAACGCTGTACTGGTATGACGTGAGTACCGGAGAACCCGTGTCCTGACCGGTGAGCGGTACGGTCTGTGAGAACGATCCGGGTGACGTCACGTATCCGGTATCTTCCTTTACTTTGTAAGTGGAAACTGAGGCATACGGATCGGATGAAATGTCCGGTTTGTAAAATGCGGTGTCGGCGGCAGCGGACAGTTTCTTTATCTGTACGCGGTATTTCATCGTACCGTACACGGACGGACTTTCCGAGAAAATAAGCGTGATGTTACGGCCGGAAACTGAACTCTGGATAACAGGAGCTGAAGGAAGCCACTGAAGATATCCGCTTTCATCCGGAGCGGCAGCTGAACCTGCCGTGCTGTTTCCGCCTTTCACGTCGGAAGCCCGCACCGCTATGCTGTAGTTCTTCAGATACCTGACTGTACCGGTTACCGAAGCCTTTTCCGGGTATCCGTCAGCGGATCTGTCGAACGCGTAGAAATACGATTTTTCCTTTGTCGCAGGTACCGTCCGCGCGGTACCGGAATACGAAACTACCGGCGTATACGTCGTACTGCCGTAGTAGTTCGTATCCGTATCAGTCCACGTAATGCGGATACCGTCCTTTTCCGCCGAAACCCTGACAGCCGGTGCTGCAGGTATCCATGTTCCGTATACCGAATAATCGGCGGCGGCAGCGGCGTATTTTACCGACGCAATACCGTTGACGCTCACTGTCTGGAGGCGGAACCGGTAGTTTTTAAGTGCGGCCGCTTCAGGGTATTTGTCGGCGGCGCGGTCGTAGTAATAATAATATACCGTACCGTAGCACTTCCCGCAGACCGTCCATGCAGTACCGCCGTCACGGGAAAGGCTTACGATGTAGCAGGCCGGCTTGTTTTCGTCTGTGTCTGCCGGAGCTGCCGTCCATGTGAGCTTTATGAAGTCTGCGTTCTGGGCCGACGCGGTAAAATCCGCAGCGATGTTCGGGGAAGACGTGACAGAGGCCGTTATGGTTTTCACTTCCGACTGTGCGGATGTGTTGCCCACCTTGTCGGCGGCAGAGACACAGTAGCTGTACGATTTTCCCTTCAGTGCCGTTTTGTCGGTAAACGTGATATTTTCCCCGGTATGGTCGAGCGTTGTCAGTACGCAGAACGTGCCGCCTTCTTCCTTCCTGTAGAGACGGTAGTATGAAACACCGGATTCCGTATCGGAGGCAGGAGAGATAACGGCCGTTATCCAGCCTTCGGGTGAAAGCGAAAGGCTGCTTACGGCCGGAACAGACGGCGCCGTGAAGTCTGAAAACGAAACATTTTTCGCGGCGTTGGAAACATTGGAAACGGACTTTGTACTGCCTACCTCTGCAGGAGTGAAGGTACTGACCGTTTCAATCTTGTATTCAAACGCTTTCGTGTCCAGACGGGAAACTTTCTGTATGATCCGGCCGTAATAGGTACCGGTGCCGTAATCCGAGACACTCACGAACGATCCGCAGGCATAGTCCGCCGCTGATTTCAGCGTGACGGTATTGTCTGCATAGCGGTAATAATTTGCGAGGGCTGCGGTGTGGTTCCGTACAGCTGTCTCGTCATGAAGATAATCAAGCGTGACGGTTTTCTTTTTTGTTCCGGTTGTCGAAACATTCGTATTCGTTCCGGTGTTGATGTATGCGTTCCCATAAATATCAAGCTGCGTGATGTACGCTTCGTCCGCATTCCCGTTTTTTGCAGTAAGCATGCACTGCGTGCCGAGGTCGTCTCCTTCTTCGTTCGTCCGCGTGACTTCCCATGTAATTCCCTTGTCAGCTGCTATTTTCGGCGTAATGGAAGATACATAGACGACGTCGCCGTACGTGCTGTCATAGGTCAGATAGTTGTACGGCGTATCCGCGAAATACTTTCCGCCTTTTATTTCAATTTTGCATTTGCTCCCGGACGTCTGGCCGGAAGTGTCGGAGAACAGGAGCGTATTTTCCCTGTATTCGATCTCATTCCATGACGCTTCCACATAGTCGGCGTCACGTTCCTTTGCGTCGATCTTTACCGATTCCCGGATGTTTGCTCCGGTGAACGCCTGCGTAATGGCTGCCGTGTCGGGAACGTCGAGGATGGACGCCGTGTAGAAATATCCGTTACTGTCGAAGTCATACGTTTTATTGTATTCATGCAGCAGTTCGTCAACGGCGTCCTTTATATTGTCGTCCTCGGAGAATGAGCAGACGGAAACCGTGTCCGTGACGCCGACCGTTTTAATATCTGAAAAACCTGCGAGGGCGAGGAGCGCCGTGACAATTTCGGCAACGGTTTTGTTTATATAGACCGTTGATTTTTCAAAGCTCACATCGAGCAGGAATGACGGGGAAACAAGCTCAAGGCTGACCGGCTGGTTCTGCTGGGTCTTTTCAAAGCTCACCGTTTTCCGTATATAGCCGCAGAACCAGTTTGACCCGTTATCATTTTTAATGAAGCACTTCACATTGTTCTGGAGATCAGCCTTGATTTTATTCACGAGCGGAATGCTGTAGGGGATTTTGAACCGGCAGGAATTGTCGGCGTGCTTGAGGTCATTGTAGAATACTTCCGTCCGGGAAGCGTCGTCGATAATGATCTCCGAGAATGCGGTAGTTTTGTCGGAAAAAATGAATTGTGCGTTCATATATACCTATAGTCGTTACGCAACGTAGCCGAGCCTTTCGGCGGACTTGATTTCCTTTGCAAGCATGATCGCGATCTGCTGTGCGTCACCGTTCACGTAGGAGTTGTTGAAATAAATGTTTACGTATACGTCCTTTGCCGCTGTGTATGAAGCACTTGAGCTGCCGGACGAGGAAGAAGAGGTGTCTGAATCACCGGATGAATCGGAAGAGCTGTCTATTTCACTTATTTTAAGTGCGTCGTAATTGATCTCGTCTTTTTGTCCGAGCGAGAACGGATGCCAGCCTAATATATCTATACTGTTCAGAACTTCGATAATGCGGTTGTATATGCCGACAAAGAAATTTGCTACAGCCGTGAATACCCGTACGATGCCGTTGTATACGGGAACGACGACGTGATTGTACAGCCACATGAGAACGTTCGCAATAAGGTTCAGAATGCCGGTCAGAATATTCAGAATAGGACTAAGGGAGACAAACGCCTGAAACAGTTTTGAGAACAGGTTTATAATAATTGTTAATGACGATGACTTCGACAGAAGTGAAAAAATGGTACCGATCTGGGTGAGCAGGGGAGTGAGCGCCTGCAGCAGGGCGGAGAAGGTGTTCGATATCGGATTGAGCACGTCGGCCATAATGTCAAGGATAAGGGAGAAAATCGGTCTCAGTGCACTTCCGAGGCTGGTGAGCACTTCAACGAGCGGCTTTGCAACCTGATCTATTTTTGAAGATGAAAATGCCTTTTCAAAGATCGTGTCAAAACTGATCGACTTTGAAAAGTATTCGGACTTGCTGCTCATTACGGAGATCGCAGAGGAGATAAGTGAAATAATAAGGCCTATAAGTCCTGCCGTTTTTGTGAGTCCGCCGTTTATAACCTTGTAGGCGGACTGTGCCGTGCTTCCGAAGTTTCCGAGCGACGAGGAAATACCTGAGAACAGGGAGGATACAACGGATTCCCCTTCAGCGGATGAACCGGCCGCGGCTCCGGAGGACATAACTGTTCCGGCCAGCGCTTTTTTCAGGTCTGCGGGAAGGTCGCTGTTCAGGATTGCAGAGAGTTTTTTCGCAAGCTCTTTGTTTATATCCGAATAGTCGTCGGTGAAGTTGGCATTGACGGTTTTCTGCCTGTCGAGAAACGCCGTGATATTTGTTTTCAGATCGGACCCGAACGTCGTAAAATTGTTTGTTATCCCGGAAACGAAATCGGAGAACGACTTTAAATCGGTCTGCTGGAAGCGGAACGTGATGCCGGCAGAGGACGCCTTGTTCCCTGTAATCATTTCATAGAGTTTCTTAATGCCGGGAACTGACAGCGCTTTCTGAATGACGGTATTGAGCGTTTCAATGATGAAGTTGCCGATATTGGCAGCCGCGTTTTTTGCAAGCCGGAAAACATTCCCGATGGTGAAGTCAATGATCTGGTACACGCTGTTCACGTACAGTTTGATAAAATCCCAGAGCGACATGAAATATAGCTTTATAACACCGATGAGCGTGTTCCCGTACCAGACTGCAAAGTTTTTCAGGCCGTCGGCAGAAAACGTTTTTTTAATCATCGCCCATATACTTGAGAATACGGTACCGAATATTTCAGGAAGATGAAGAACTGAATTGATGATCTGTGTCTGGTGGTCTTCGATGAAAGACGTTATCTTTTTAATCGGTTCGAGGAGCTTTCCTTCGCTTTCAAATTTGAGGCTTGCCCAGATACTGCCGACGGACGCCTGCAGGTCGCCGAACGCATTCTTGAATACACTGTTCCGGCCGGAAAAAGTGTTTGCCATAGCGGACGCCATGCCCTTGTACCGGGCAGCGACGAGCTTCACGGCGTCACCGTGTTTCAGCTGCTCTGCCGTAAGCTTTGCAACTTCCGGATTGATCTTTTTCAGTTCCCCGGCGTTGCCGCTGTAGCTTTCCGATAATAATTTAGTCGCCTGTTCAAGCGGCATGACGCCGGAAGCGGCGAGGTCTACGGCGGCGGACGTCGTGCTTTCGATCTGGTCCTGCGTGAGTCCCAGACGGGCCGCGAATGCCTGCTGCGTTTCAACAGCGCTGCCGTCGAATATACCCGTGAGCGAATCAGCCTGTTTTTTGAGAGATGAAAAGGCGCTGCCGGTCAGTTTTGCGTTACCCTGAATGGACGAGAACAGCAGGGACTGGGCGTCCTTCTGTTCGGTGAACGCTTCCGTACTGTCTGAAATGACGGCGTGAAAACCTTCCATGATCTTCTTGCCGACAAAACCTGCGATAACAGCATTGAAGTTTCTCGCCGCTTTCGCCAGTCCCGCGATACCGGCAGCAGCTTCCTTTTCGCCCTTGTCGGAGTATGTTCCGCCTATTTTGTATGTGACTGCAGGTGTTCCCATATACTTATAGTCGTTTAATAAAAAACGGGAGCGTGCCGGGCTCCCGTTCTTTTATACATGCAGACCTGCCAGTGTTTTTTCCTGATCGTCCGTGAGCTTTTCCAGAAAGTTCGCCCTGATCTGTTCCAGCACGTCCATAGTTTTGCACGGCTGGTCATAGACGCCGCCTGCAAAAGGCAGGTGGAGCAGATTCCCGTAGCGGGCGTCGCGGCAGACAATGAACACTTCAAAAAACTTCTTCCATCTGTTCCAGTATTCCGCCGTTTCGTCCTGTACGCCCGGATCCCCTCCGTAGAAGAAAAGGCGGGCGCACTGTCTCAGTTCTTTTTTTCTGCAGGCGAGCACCGAAAGGGATCGACTGTGACCAGACATTGAGCACCTCCGACTCAAGGGACGCGGTATCGCGGATGAGCTTTGCAACCTGTTCGGCTGTCGCCGGTGTAGTATCATCTTCCTGTCTGAAGGAAGACTCGACGATGCAGGATGAGAGCATATCGCCGAGGAGCTTTATGTTCTTTTTGTTGTCCTTGTCGTCGTCCGAAAGCTGGCTGAACTGCTGCATTGTCGGTTCCCTGAGAACGATATAGTTCCCTTCGTCGTCGAGGTCAATGCGCGTTTTGAAGATAAACCTGTCTGCTGCTTCTGAAATTTTCATTGCGTAACTCCTGTAAATTATTAATATGCCGCCGCTCTGTCGTTCGTGAGAACGGCAAGAGCCGGTTCGTTTTCGCTTGCAACCGCCTGAACGGAAAGCGTCTGTTTGAGTTCGTCCGTCCCGCTCATGGCAGGCGGGTCGCATGCCGTAAGCTGTGCGGAAGGGATCGTGAGTACGAGCGTGTTCCCGCTGTCGTCGGAGAAGTTCAGGCGGAAGGCAAACGTATTGTCCTTCTTCCACCACGAGCCGCGCAGCGCTTCCGTTGCCGAACTGTAGACGATCTCAATTTCGGACGTGATCTCCCTCGTTCCCTGCTGCGGACGTGAAAAATAGATCCCGGTCGATGTCGTCTGGGTGCTCTTCGTATTGTTTTTGTGCTCGTACTTCATGCTCGTGACGTCGGCAACCTCTGTGTTTTCGATGTACGCCTTTCCGCCGCGGAACTTGAAGGCCTTCGCACTCTCCGCAGCAAGTCCTGAAGCGAGCACACCCGTGCCTTCGTCCTTTCCTGCGAACGTGACGTCCATTTTCAGATAGTCTTCGGCAGCGGCCGACATGGAGAGGCTGTCGACGACAAGCCCGGTGTATAAAAATATGCCGGCCTTCTTGTCGACGACAGCGGCGAATGACGGCAGGTAGTCGCTTTCCCCGTCCCCGCGAGCGTGAACGTATGCGCGTATTTCTTTGTCGATTCATCCTGTTCGCCGACGGTTTCAAGGCCGAATGCACCTTTCAGAAATATTCCGGACGCTTCCGGCTTTGCAAGCGTCGAAATGCTCCCGCTCGTCTTTACCGACATTGTTTCCTTTCCGCTTCCGATGAGCTTACCGGTGAGCAGGCCGTCGTCCTTCTTGTTGTACACCGGCTTGAAGTCGGCGGACGAGAAGCGCACCGCGCCGGTCATTGCCGGAGCCGTGCCGTAGGTACTTTCTTTTACGATCTGCAGTACCGCATTATTTCCCGTTATCAATTCAATCCTCCTGTCTGAGCGTTATTTCCAGTTCTGCGGCTTTCAGCGCTTCGCTTCCTTCCGCAGTTTCGTAAAACGTTACGGTATCGGCGGAAGAGAAATCGACGAGCCCTCCGAACGTGCTGCTGTCCGTCAAAGCCTTGTACAGTGCCGTCGCATATTTCAGCATGCCGGTATGGAGTTCGGACGGCTTCCTGTTCCGCAGAACTATGTATATAGTCAGTCTGCAGCTCACCGTGCGGCTCTCGTTGGAAAGCTCGGCGAACTGGTAGTCGGAAAAGTTTTCATACACCGTGACGGATTTTTTGTGCATGTCAAGGTCGACGGCATCGGTAACATATTCTCCGGGAAGGTCCAGTCCTCTGACCGAAAGTTCCTTTTCGAATACGTCCTTCAGGAAAGAAAGCAGCTTTGTTTCATTCTGTTCAAAATCCATTACGCCCCCTGTTTTTTCCAGTACAATGCAAGCTGCCTCTCAAGTTCTGCGCTCATCGCCTGAACCGCTTCTGCGCTGTCCCATACGGCGGATACCGCCGGGCCGAGGAACGGGCGGGCGGGAAGGCGGACCGAAGACGCTGTTTTCCATTCGCCGTTTATTTTAAAGTGGAGCAGTTTCCCTTTTTTCGGCCGTATGACCGCGCCTTTTTCCAGTGCCGGAGCATAGAAGCGGCGGGCTGAAACGAAGGCGGTGAAGTCCTGCTTCTTCGACGCTCTGTCCGTAAAGGCGGAGGAAGTGAGCAGCGATTTCAGCCCGTACTTTTCCGCCTTCGAATTCCGTTTCGTAAAAAGCGATTTTGCATTAGCAAGCGCCTGCTTCTTAACAAGTTTGTTTGCCGCATGCATCATCTTTTTAGCAACGGACGGCATGCGGAGCGTTGTTCCTTTCAGCTTTGCTTCGACTGCCGCACTGTCGACCGTGATCTTCTGGAACGAAAACATTACACCGCCCCGTATATACGGTACTTTTCAAGCGGAGCAAGGTAGTCGTCGAACTTTGTTTTATAGAACGTTCTGCCCCCGTCGTCGCCGAATGTCTTTGACGTGATCCCGATGTTGTTTCCCGATTCCGTCTGCAGGAGCCCTGCGATACGGAGCGCTGTCATGATGATTATCCCCGGCACATTTTCCCAGCCTGCGGAGTAGGAAACACAATGTTCCGCTCGCCGGACGGGAAAACTCCGCCGTCCGTACGGAAAGGTACCGGTCCTGCGCGGTGAAGGCCGTGGCGTCCTCTGCCCTGCCGTCTGCCTTTACGGATTTTATTTCCGTGACCGGCAGGGCCGCGAGCTGCAGGCGTTTATTTCCCGTACCGTCGAATACCTGCGTATAGTCCGTGCTTTCGGGTGAATAGCCGAGATAGTCCGCTACAATGCCGCAGGCGGCGGAGCAGTACACGTTCTGCATGGTGTCCGTATCGTCCGGCAGCACATTCGTGTACTGCTGCAGCTGTTCTTTCGTTATGAACATTGTTAATCCGTTTCCTTTACGGCTCTGCAGACGCCCGATTTACTGAGTGCGCTGAACGCTGCCTGCTCAATTTCGCAGGTGTCACCGGCATTGAACGCACCGAACGAGCCGCGGTAATCGGCCGTGAACTCCGCTTTTACGAGCGCGACTTCTTTTACTGGCACTTTTTCTTCCGCCGTGTCTGTTTCTGCTGCTGTTCCTGTGATCGTTTTTTCTGCTGTGCCTGAATTTCTTTCTGCCATACTGTGTATCCCCCGTGCGGTCCCCGCCGGTCTGACGGGGACTGTTTTTTTTATTAAGATGCGGCGTACGCCATGCGGGCGAACGCTTCCTTCAATACCGGCTGGCCGTCGGCGTATGCCGTGCCCTTGTAGCCGATCTGGTTCTTTTCTGCATACAGCTCGGTGAGCACCTTGACCTCGATCTGGTTCACGAGCGCCCACCAGTAGTACTGCGGGTCGCCGAAAAGGGCTGCGTATGCACCTGCAGCTTTCGTGCTTGGTGCGAATTCGCTTTCGATGATCTCGTTTCCGAGCAGGCGGTCCGGCTCCCCGGCTGCAAGCCCCTGACGGAGCATGTACTGGCCGTTGTTGTCCTTCAGGAGCAGGATATCGGTGTACATATCGCTGTGCATGATCCAGAGCGCGCGTGCACGGTAGGACTGGCGGAGCGACATTTTCGTTTTAATAACGCTGTCGGCTTTGATCTCGGTCGTTGTGTTGCTGCCGGTAATGTCGCGGCTCTTCGGGATCCCGCTGTCGCTTGCCGTGAACATACCAAGCGGCTGGCCGGTACCCGTACCGTTCAGTATGCCGTTCTCGAACGCGTTCGCCATTTTTGCCGACACCTTGCCGCGGACGATCGAATCGACGTCGAACGCGGACGTTTTTATAAGCTTGTCGGACACCTTGACCAGTTTCACGAGCGTGCCCGGGTTGAGTTCGCGCTTTCCGTATTTCAGGGACGAATCTGCCGTCATGCTGTCCGGTATTTCCGCCGTCCAGCCTGCGTCCGTTGCGTCCGCATCCTGATTCGGCACTCCCAGGGACGATGCCTGCGCAAGCTGGAACTGCGTCACGCGGGAGAGCAGCGGCGTTGCCTTTTCAACTTCCGCGATGAGCTGCTTCACGAACAGCTGCGGTGCAAGTGCGCCGCCGTTCGATCCGACGGATATGTCGCGCTTTTCGCTCGTGCGGAGGTAGTTCGAGAACGCCCTCATTTCCTTTTCCGCCGGGCTGTTCCGGTCTTCCGGTTCCGGAGCTCCCGGCTTTTCCGTTTCGTAGCCCTTCAGCGCATTGTCGCGTTCTTCCGCGTCGATACGGCTTTTAAGGTCCCGTTCGTCCTTCTGCATTTTCGCGAACTTCCCGTTTTCCTCTGCGGTGAAGCTGCGGTTCTCTGTTTTCACAGCGTCATTCAGTTCCCTCATCTGTCTGATGACGGAAACGCGCTGTTCCTTTAATTTCGTGATTTCTTCCGGTGTCATTTAATACCTCTCTAGTATGTTTCTGCTTCCAGTTCCAAAAGTGCTAATTCACGCTCACGTTCTTCACAAGTGGACGGACTGTCCGGCTTGGAAATACCAGCGCTGCGGCTTTCTTCTCCTGTTTCCGGCTTGTTATCCGGCAGCAGCTTTGTAAGATTTCCGATAACCGCGCGTATCTGTGCGGCTTCGCTGTCCCTGCATACATAGTCATTTTTGTATTTGCGCAGTGACAGTACTTTTCCGATAAGGTCAAGGTCGATTCCTTCTTCAAGCGCCAGCTCGCGCGTCGACGCGCTGCAGCTGCTGTCCGGGTAGGCGGGGAAAGTCACGCCTACGGAGACTTCAAAGAGGCGCACTTCGAGCAGTTCCCGCGTGTCGCTTCCGTTCCCCGTTTCGTCGAACGTCCAGCGGTCCTTTACCGGGATAAAGCCGAACGACACGCCCGGTGCGTCGCGCCGTGAGACGCTCTCGAAGAGATCGCCTGCCCAGCTCACCGCCGGAAGTTCCGCTTCAAAATGCAGTCCGTCCGCCCTGTCTTCAAGCGTGAGCGTCGAGTTTCCCGACCGTCCGCAGACGCGCTCCGCGTCATGGTTCCACAGGCAGCGGATATCACTTTCCTTCAGGCTCTTTGCGAAGGCGCCCGCCCGTATTATTTCCGTAAACCCGCCGAGGTCTTCGGACATTGAGTCGTAGGGAATGACGCCGGAAATGAATTTCTTCCCGCCGTCTTCCCGCGTTTCCATCTGTACCGAACGGACCGTCAGTATCCTGTTTGTTCTGTCAGCCGTTCTTTTGTTCTTCTCCGGCATTGCCGTTTCCTCCCGCAGTGTTATTTTTTGCAGCTTTCTGCTGCGCCATATAGGCGTCAAGATTTGATCTTGTTAATTGCATCATGTTTGCCTGAATGAACGGATAGCCGCCGACGTCGTCCGGCAGCAGTTCCATGTTCTCTTTTTCAAGAACATTGTTCGGCGAATAGATACCGTTCTGTATTCCCTGAACGTAGACCTGCATGCGGCTCCTGATATCCGCCCGCATGAGCGTGTTCGTGTCGAACTCGATATAACAGTCGCTTTCATAAGACGGCAGCAGCGTATCAAGTGACTGCTGTATGCGGACGAGCCACGGCGTGAGCGTGTTCTGCAGAAAGAACGTGTTCATCTGTTCCGCGTTCGTGAACTTTGCGTCGTCCTTGCCGAGCATATAGAGCGGGACGCGGAACACTTTCGCCACTTCCTTCTCGCTGAACGTCCGGTTCTCGACGAGCTGGTTGTCGCTGTTGCCCGCGATGTTTACCGGTTCCGCTGTGAGTCCGTGTGCAAGCACGAGCGGCTTGTGGATATTGTCCGGCCCGCCGTATGATTTTACGAACTGTGCGGACAGCTCGTCGCTGTCTGCCTTCTTCCAGTTCCTGTCTTCCTTCGGGACCGTGACGAGCATTTTCGAGTTGATGCCGTTGGAAAAATACTTGTCGGTGTATTCGTCGAGCCGGAGCCCCAGGCGCGGTGCGTGCGTCGCGTATTCGAGCGGAGAAAGCCCGCGCTGCCTGTTGTACCGGTACGCCAGGATATGCAGGACGGTACCTGTTCCGTATTTGTACGTCTTCCCGCCGCAGTGGTAGTTGTAATAGATTTCATCCGTTTCACTGTCGCGTTTTATCTCGACGCATTCGGGATCGAGCGCGTACAGGCCGGTCACGCGCGGATTGTATCCGCCCGCGCGTTCTACATAAATAAATGCGTTCCCCCGGAGCAGCAGGTGAAGCATGACCTGCTGGAAGAACGTGAAGGGGATGCGGTCGTCGGGATTAGGGCTTGCGCGGAGCAGACCGAACATGTCCGTGTCTGACGCGACGCGTCCGTCCGCGTCCGTTCCCGGCGGT